ATCAAACGTCATGCCACCGGTAAAGGTAATGCCAGTAAAGATGAAATCATCACCGCCATCAAGGCCAAAGGATTTAATCCGGTTGATGATAATGAAGCCGATAGCCTGGCGTTATTGCTATGGGCACAAGACAATATGGAGGTTAAACAATGAATGGCAAACGATTACTGGAGCAATCCATATCAACAATTGAAGAACGACAAAAAATGTATGGCTCGCCCAAAGAGAATTTTGAGCATATTGCTAAACGTTGGTCGCTGCTCTTGGGCACAACCATTACGCCTGCTCAAGTCGGCTTGATGATGCTGGATTTAAAGATTGCACGATTACAGAAGAATCCTGGCCATTACGATAGCCTGGTTGATGTTGCGGGGTATGCTGCGTGCTTGAGTGAACTCAAATGAAATATTTTTTCTTTAGTCGGACACATTCATGCAGAACACTGAATATAACATCTATCAGCAATACCAAAGGTCCACTGCAATGAAAAAAATATTTTCAGTTTTGCGGACAGATCATGTGGCGTTGCTGAATATAACTACCAGAGACAATTGGAGCATTCATCGGCCAAAAAATATTTTGCAAAAAAATTGCAAATATGCGGACAGATGAAAGCTCAAAGCTGAATAGAGTTTATATGAAAGAAATTCAAATGAGAAAGGGTAACAAGGTCATGGGTTAGATAACGCTGAAGCCTTAAAAACACAACTTGAAGATTTTGCGTGTCCTGGCATTGGTATGCACGGGTCCTTCCCTATACCTATGCCATGCGGGTGGCAAAGCCCCGGGATTTTACTAGCGTTAGAATTGCTCCAAACCTTGACACTTGACACAAATATTAAGGAACGGGTGCGCTTATGACTGAACTTCAAATCCAACACATTCCCATAGACAATCTTATCGCATACGCCCGCAATCCCCGCAAAAATGATGCGGTGGTTGATAAAATGTGTGCCTCCATCAAAGAATTTGGTTTTCGTATTCCCGTCATTGCTAAAAGTGATGGCAGCGTTGTTGATGGCCATTTACGCCTTAAAGCTGCTAAAAAATTGGGTTTACAATTAATCCCGGTGATTTTAGCCGATGATTTAAGTGATGCCCAAATCAAAGCCTTTAGATTGCTTGCCAATCAATCGGCTAATTGGGCGGACTGGGATGACGATTTACTCAAGCTTGAACTGGAAGATTTGCAAGCGCTGAATTTTGATCTGGAATTAACCGGGTTTGATTTTGATGAAATACAAAAACTATTGGATGCAACCGATATTGATCTTGACGAACCTGCTGAAGCCGATGCAGTTGATCCCACAGAGAATATCCCAATCATCAGTAAGCCTGGTGATTTATGGATTTTAGGTGATCACCGACTGTATTGTGGCGATAGCACTTTGATTTATTCCTATAAAATTGTCCTAGAGGATGAGCAAGCCGATATCACTGTGTGTGATCCGCCCTATAACGTTAATTACGGTGCCAGCATTAAAGATACGCTGCGCAACAAATCCCGTGAAAATAAACATAAAATCCTCAATGACAATCTTGGCGAAGGCTTTGAAAGTTTTCTCTATGATGTTTGCTCTAACATTATCATGAACACCAAAGGCGCTATTTATATGTGCATGGCAGCCTCAGAACTGGCGGTCTTACAAAAAGTATTTAAACAAGCCGGTGGTCATTGGTCAACATTCCTCATTTGGGCGAAGAATCATTTTTCTTTAGGTCGTGCTGATTACCAACGGCAATATGAGCCTATTCTTTATGGCTGGCGGGAAGGGGCTGAGCGTCATTGGTGCGGTGCTCGTGATCAAGGCGATGTCTGGTTTATCGACAAACCAAATGCGAATGATTTGCATCCAACCATGAAGCCTGTGGCGCTTATGGAGCGGGCTATTACTAACAGCAGCAAGCCTGGCGATATCGTTCTTGATCCCTTTGGCGGTTCTGGTACCACCTTGATGGCTGCAGAACATTCCAAGCGTCGCTGCCGGATGATTGAGCTTGATCCTAAATATATCGATACCATCATAAGGCGCTGGCAATCCTACACTAAGCGTCAGGCTGTGCATGCTAAAACCAGCCAAACTTTTGATGAATTGTGTGCATGCCATATTGAAATGTAGGTTCTATGGAACTTATCAAGCAATCGCAGTGGGCAAAGCGACATGGATTTTCAAGACAATATGCGGGACAGCTGGTGCAAAGTGGCGTCATTCAACTGGTCGATGGCCTTGTGGATGTTGAACAAGCAGATGCCGCAATTGCTGCCTTACGTGATCCAAACCAACCACAGCGCCGCAAAAACACTTCTGATGTTACTGAGCTTTCAACACTTCTACTTAAAACTCGCATCAAAAATGAAATGGAACGGGGCAAGCTGCTTGAAGCACGTGCCAAAGCAGAAATTGGCGAACTGGTTTCAGTAGAAGATGTCAAAGTGTCTGCTTTTAACAAGGCCAGAATCGTTCGTGATAGTTTGATGAATATCCCTGACCGATTAGCCTCATTGCTTGCTTCCATTGATGACGCTCACAAAATTCATGAGGTGTTGCTGCAAGAAATTCGAACCGCATTAGAGGAACTCAGCCGTGATACTTGAAGCTTATCAAACCAGTTTTAATGCAGGACTTCGACCTGATCCATTGCTTAAGGTTTCGGAGTGGGCGGATGGGTTTCGCATGTTATCGCAAACCGCGTCTTCTGAACCAGGCAGATGGCGAACTGAACGCACGCCTTATCTCAAAGAGATCATGGATGCACTATCGCCATCATCACCCGTTGAAAAAGTCATTTTTATGAAAGGCGCACAAATTGGTGGCACTGAAGCCGGCAATAATTGGATTGGCTACATCATTGATCAAGCGCCCGGTCCTATGTTGGTGGTTCAGCCCACCGTTGAAATGGGTAAGCGTTGGTCCAAAGGACGTTTAGCACCACTGATTGATGACACACCTACCTTGCGGGATAAAGTTAAGGACCCACGCTCTCGCGATTCAGGTAACACCGTCCAAAGCAAAGAATTTACCGGCGGCATCGTTGTGGTTACTGGCGCTAATAGCGCTGTGGGTTTGCGCTCTATGCCTGTGCGTTATTTATTCCTCGATGAAATTGATGCTTATCCGGGCGATGCTGACGGTGAAGGTGATCCCGTATCACTGGCTATTCAACGTACCGCCACCTTTGCCCGGCGTAAGATTTTGTTGGTATCAACGCCAACAATCCAAGGATTAAGCCGTATTGAACGGGAATTTGAAGCCTCCGATCAACGCTATTATTGGGTGCCATGCCCACATTGCAATACCTTTCAAATTCTAAAATGGCCTCAAGTCAAATGGGACGATGATCCACTCAACGCCTATTATGTTTGTGCGGAGTGTGAACAGAAAATTCACCATCATCAGAAAACCTGGATGCTGGCAAACGGTCAATGGAGATCAGCGAATGAAAGTAATGGCAAGATTGCAGGATTTCATCTATCAAGCCTTTATAGCCCTGTGGGTTGGCTAAGCTGGGGACAAGCAGCACAGAACTTCTTACATGCCAAGGATAATGAGCAGCTGCTAAAAGTTTGGGTTAACACGACTTTGGGTGAAACTTGGGTCGATAAAGGGGAAGCACCGGATTGGCAGCGCTTGTTTGAGCGTAAAGAGAACTATCCGATCGGCGTTGTACCCTTTGGTGGGTTAGTTCTCACAGCCGGTGTTGACGTACAAAAAGACCGCATTGAGGTTGAGATTGTTGCATGGGGTAAAAACAGAGAGAGTTGGTCGGTTGATTATCGCATCTTTGATGGCGATCCTGCTAAATCCAGCACTTGGCAGCATTTATCTACGCTCATGAATACCTTGTTTCCTAGCAAAGACGGCTTAGATCGTGGGATTTCTATGATGGCGGTTGATGCCGGCTACGCTACGCAGGAAGTCTATGGCTGGATTCGAAGTCAACCCCCAGGGCGAGTCATGGCTGTAAAAGGTGTTGATAAAGCACTTGTGCCGCTTGGAGCACCAAGCCGTGTGGATATCACTGTGCTCGGTCAAAAGCTCAGACGTGGCGCTAAGCTTTGGCCTGTGGGTGTCTCGGTTTTAAAGTCAGAGCTTTACCACGCGCTTAAGCTCTCTCAAGGAGATGAAGGCTTTCCTCCGGGTTATTGCCATTTTCCAGCTTACGGACCTGAATATTTTAAGCAGCTGACATCCGAGCAGCTGGTCACCAAAATCCACAAAGGCTACCCAAAACGCGAATGGCAAAAGATTCGTGATCGTAACGAGGCCCTTGATTGCCGCATTTATGCAAGAAGCGCAAGTATCGCAATCGGCATCGACCGCTGGCAACCTTCCAAATGGGATAGCTTGATGGGATACAAAACACCCGGCCAGCCTCAAGAGAAAAAGCAAATACAGCAAGCTACTTCAGGGCAGACAAAATCAATAAGGCCACGTGTTATGAGAAGCAGATTTATGGGATAAAAACTCGCCTGGTACGCTTCTTATTGAGAGGCCGTGCGAGTATTGTTGGCTAGC